TGGCACCAGTTCAGGCGCAGCAACGGATTCTTGGGTTGTTGGTGTTAATCCAATCGCGATTACCAGTGGATATTACTTCTGGGCGCAGACGCGAGGCGTCGCGGCGGTTCAATTTGACGCAGCTACCACCGCTGCTCCGCATTACGGAATGGAGCTGGTGATGAGCGATGCGCACGACGGCCTTGTTGAGGCCAAGCTGGACGCACATGATGGATACCAGACAATCGGACATTATGTGGGTTCAACTGGCGACGATAATGATTACGTCGCAGCGCACTTGTCGATTGAATAAACCAAAGAAGGAGAGGGAGTTTCGGCTCCCTCTCCTTCCTGTACCGAGCCACCGGAGGTGGATACGCTGCTCGTAAATGCGAGCAAGTCCACGCCGGACTCACACCTGCCACGGCCCATGGGCCATGGCGCGAAAGGAATTATGATGACCGAGTCTAATCCTACGGTAGGCGATCAGCAGACTGTAGAGCAGAAGCTGGCCCCGTTGCTCGACCTTTTGAAGGCCGCTGACGGGCAAACCAAAGCAGCGATCCGCAATGCAATTAGCGCGTCTGGCGTGGTTGAACGAGCCAAGCCGAAAACGACCAACGCTGATGCTCGCCGCATCGCCTATTCTGCTGGGGAGATCATTCAGCCTCCAGGATTCGTTCCCAAACCGAGCGATGCCCTTGTGGACCTGCTCGGGATGGAAGCAGCAATGAGCGTGATGGCAGAACGGCACAATGCCGCCGAGGACGGCAACGGTGCAACCACTACGACCACCTCCAGAGAAGCAGAGCAGCTGTATGGCGCCGGCATGGGCTCCGCAGATGACCTGGCAACTATCGCACAAGAGGAGTTTCCGACAGATGTCGCACCCCTCCCGTCAGAATTCACGGGCGACGGGCCGATCGCATCAGAGTAGGCAGCAGGACCAAGCTCCTCGGCAATCAGCAGATCCGACCGCTCGAGGGCAACAGAGGCAAGCGGCCTACGTGTCAGAGGTCGGCCAGTTCGGCCACGTAGAAGCAGAAACCATAGTCGGAAGCTCGACTACCGGATACGTGCAGGTGAACACCCTTACCACCACTCAGCGAAATGCGCTGACGGCGGTAAACGGGATGATCATCTATAACAGCACCGATAGCAAGCTACAAGGCTATCAAGGCGGTGCGTGGGCGAACTTGGCATGACACTTTCGCAAGCTATCACATTGACGCTGGACCGAGCTGGCCTAAACAGCTCCACAACGGCATATAAAGACCAGGCTCGCCGTTACCTGAACATTATCGCCAAGCGCGTTGCTGGGCGCACCAAGTGGTGGTGGTTGCAAAAGTCCACAACCTTCAAGACCACTTTTGACATGACCGTCACTGGCATCAGCGGGGCGTTTGTGCCAGGGGAAGTCATCCAAGGAGGGGGAGGATCCACGGGAACAGGCACTTTGGCCCTGTCCTATGACGTGACCAATACCCCTTTGACGCTTCCATACTACTTCCACACCGCCAGTACCACTGCTTTTTCGGGAACAATTACCGGGGCAGGAGGTGCAAGTGCAACTTTTGCGTCTACGACAGAGACCCGCACCTATCAACTCGACAGCGGCGTGTTGACTCCACATTCCTTCTGGGATGTCACTAACGACACCCCTTTGACATTTCGGGGGTGGGATGTACTGGACGCTTTCGATCCAGACCGCGATGAAACCGGGGGCATGAGTGACATCACCGTAGAGGGCCTTGATGACAACACCGGCAAGATTGTCATTCGCGTCCATCCTGGCCATTCTACAACGAACGAGACTATCCGGTATCGGTATATCCAGTATATCCCAGACTGGACTTCATCCAATGATTCCACTGAGCTGGACAGATGGATCCCTGAGATCTTGCAGTCATGTCTGGTCTTTGGCGCAGCAGAGCTTTACATGCAGGAAAAGGGCGACTCGGACGGTGCGATGGAAAACCGTCAGGAGTACGAGTCCATGATGGACGCTGGACTCGAGACCAATCTCCGCATCTGGGGCAACCGTCAGTGGCGCCGTCAAGGCGTGGCTGGCGATGGGGACAATGTTCCGTTCCGCCATTGGGTGCATGAGGGGAGTCTCGGCTAATGGCTATTCGCCAATCCGATAGTATTCAGTATGGCCCGTTTCTCGATGGGGTCTTCTACGACCGGGACGAGGAGGATGTAACCGAGGCTGGCATTTCCTCCATGCAGAACATGCGGGTGGAAGCCGGCGGTGCCGTGGAGACCCGCAGGGGCACCGCATCCTATAAGTCAGCGGCGAATCTCGGTTCTGATCCTACGCTGACGATGTGTTGCGAGTTCACCGTGCCGCCGGCCACTACGTATGTGGTGATCGTCGCTGGCTCGGCCATTTACAAGTATGCATCCACCTGGTCCGCCATCACAGGCTCGGTTTCTATCACCGCTGCCGATGATAATACATTTGAATGGGCTGATTCTAACGGGGTCCTGTATGCAACCAACGGTGTAAATGCTCCATGGAAGTGGACGGGGACAAGCACTGCTGCGGTGGTGCCCTCTTCGACCACCGACCAAGTGGGTACGGCCCAGCACATTGCGTTTTGGGATAATCGTTTGTGGTACGGCAACGAGGGCACCAACTACGATCGACTGTGGTATTCCAATATCGGTGATTCTGACACCATCGGCGCAAGCCAGTTCTACAACATTGGCTATCAGATTACCGGCCTGGTGCCCATGCAGAACAGCCTCACAGTGCATACAGACCACGGAATCCACACATTGGTTCCCACTGGCAATGCCACGATCCCTTACCAGCTCCAGAAGCGCACCGGGGAAGGCACTGTATCCGGCAGGGCGCTAATCAGGCTTCCGCGCAACCGTCAGATGTTCATCCGCAACGACGGCATCTATATGTGGGAGGGCGGCGATGACATTGAGAAAAAGACCTATAACTTCGATTTGGGCTATTGGCCGGATCTTATAAAGTCTCGTTTCAGCCAGACTTTCGGCCTCTACTTCCCAGAAGAAAATGAGGCGTGGTTCTGGGTTCCGTACGGCACGGGCCAGACTAATATGAACCACATCCTTGTCTATTCAGATCGATTCGATATGTGGTATGGTCCCTATAATGGGACCGGTTCGTACTTTACGCGCAATTGCGCAGCTCTGATCGATGACAAGCCTCATGCCGGCACATTAAACGGCTCTGGATCTGTTGGGGGCACCCTTGAGGACCATTGGGCGCAGGATGTTTGGAACGATGATGACAATTCTGCGGATGGAGCGCTCATAAATCAATACTTTGTTACTGGCGCACCCGCTCCAGACGGGTCGGACCAACGGGTTCGATGGCGGTATGCGCGGACCTACTTTGACGCCACGGGCGACTTCAACGTGTCAGTGACTCAGGAAAGCTCGGGCCTCTCAGGCACCACCGAAATTCTGAACGTAAAGGGGGGTGGTTTTGCTCTAAACATTGACAAGACCGATGAGGCGACTCTGGGCACGGTGCGGATGCTGTCGAAGGATACTGACCTCACAGAATACGATCCCCACACCTCGCTGAAGTTTTCCAACGCTGTCCTTAACAATTTCTTCCGCATACGACGCACTCATCCGGTGTTCTCCAAGATTGGCCGGAAGCGTAAGCCCAAGCCAGGAGTCTCCTAATGTCATTTTCTCCGAACGGCAACGTCCCCATTGACCCTTTTGCAAAAAGGAAGACAAGCGGTAGCAATGGGTCTAATGGGACTGTTGTTACGCTTCCCAGCGATGTTCTTGGTGCGGCCGATGACACTGTTACGCTTCCCGGTGGCCTTGAGCTTGGGACTGAAAAACCCAAAAATCCTTGGGTTGACCCCTTCGACCAGACAAATCGGTACTACGACACAAATCCCCAGGCCGGTCGGCAAGATCAAGATTGGGGGCGGATGAGTACTCTGCCGTTGCAGTCTGGAGGCGGAGCCTTTGACACCATTGATGGAAGAATCAAAAAACTCAATGATGCCATGGCCAAAGCTGGTGAACAGATGCAGGGCTTTGATAGGTGGCAGATGCCCACCAGTTTTACAGATTTCGGGGAGACTCTGGGCGAGCAAGAGCGGACCATTCGCGGGTTTTCTGACTTTGAGACCCCGCAAGAATTCACCGACTTTAGTAAATCGCTGGGGGACGCACAGAGATTATTGACCGACCTCACCGGCGGATCGTTCGGCCCCGGCGGCTTCGTCTCCCCAGGCGAAGGCCAATTGGGGTTGGCGGCTGAAATGGCGGGTCTGCTCGAACAAGATATTGGCGATCTGGCCGATCTGGTTCCCGATCTGGGGCAGGAAAGTACTCTGGCGCAACAGATAGGGGAAAGAGAAGAACAGATTGCGGGACTGAACCTCGAGGACTTTTATGACCTACTGACCCAGGGCGCCACGGACATTGACAAGCTACAGGACCGAGCAGACGTCCTCAACTTTACAGAGTTTGGCGATCGCCAAGACACCGCTCTCGAAGACATCGCTGGAGTGCAAGACGCCGCAGACCTACTCAACTTTGAAAAGCTTGGCGGTCGCCGCGACACCGCTCTCGAAGACATCGCTGGCGTGCAAGGCGCCGCAGACCGGCTAAACCTCAGAAACTTCGACCAGCTACGACGCGGAGCCCGCACGGGGCTGGGCGAACTACAGGACCTGGCAGACCTTCTCAACTTTAGAGAGTTTGGCGAGCGCCGAGACACTGCTCTTGGCGACGTTGCTGGCGTGCAGGACGCCGCAGACCTTCTCAACTTTGAAAAGCTTGGCGGTCGCCGCGACACCGCTCTCGAAGACATCGCTG